TTGAGCGCGTGCCTGAGCAATCTTCAGGCTATTTTCAATAGCGTTTAGCCCTTGATCTTGAGCAGTATTGAGTTGTTCGTAAGCGGCCTTTACGCGATCAACTTCCTCTTTATAGGCTTTTGTTTCCTCTTTTAAGGCTTCTTGCTTATCTTTGGCACTTTCAATTTGAGGTGGTACAGATGAATACTTCTTAAGAATTTGATCAATCTCGCCAGCCAAGCCTTTGCTTTCATCTTTAACTTCGGTCGTTTTATTGGCGGCTGCGTCCATCGCAGCGCCAAGCGCCAAAGAAGCAGCCGCTGCTCCGGCAATGGCAACACCAATTTTGACAAGCGATGCAGGATTCAAGATTGCCTGCAAAGCGGCGGCAGCAACAGCGGCTACTTTCTTGGCATTGGCTAATGCTGTTGTTGCCGCAGTCCATGCTTGGGTAACAAGCACGATCCCTTTCAGGATGCCAATGAAGCTGGCAAAAAAGGTGACAGTTTGAAGGATTCCCTTGATGTTGTCTTTAACAAACTGAAAACCAGCGTTTACAGCCGGCAATGCAGCTTCAGCGATAGCGGCAAGAAAGCCGGTTAGTTGCCTAAAGCCAGTTTGAATGTATGGAAGTGCTGCCTCAATTTCACTGAGTGCTTTTGCAAACATGCTCGCAGCTTGAGTTACAATCGGCGCAAACATTGAACCGATTGCATACAATACGCGGTCGGCAGCTTGACGCAGGTTGTTCATTGCCTGCTGCTGACTGGTTAGTTTTGCATTCAGATTTGTTGCGCCATCAGCGGCTTGACTAAGCGCTTGGTACAGCACTTGGCTGGTAATCTTACCCTGAGATGCCATCTCAGTAAGCTCACCACGACTGCGCCCTGTGGTTTGCGCAATCGCATCTAAGAGCGTTGGCATCCGCTCAGCAACAATCACAAACTCGTCGCCATTCAGCTTGCCTTTGCCTAATGCTTGGCTGAGCTGGAAGAATGCGCCGCTGGCATCGGCGGCATCCATGCCGGACTGCTTGGCGATAGCGTTGAAACCGTCATAGATCTGTCCTGTTTCCTGCAGACCAAATCCAACGCCCTTCAAGCGAGCATAAACATCCGCCAGGGCTTTTGTCGCTTCTGTTTGGCTAAGACCAAAAGTTGCAGCAGACCTAGAAGCGACAGCGATAGCAGCGTTATATTCCTCCGTGCTTGCGGTAATGTTCTTTAACCTTTGCTCTGCTGCACCACGCTCAAATGCAACATTGATGCTGTCAGAAAAGATCTTTGCTGCTGTATAGCCTGCTGCCAGTTGCGCTGCCAATCCCATGACAGCGTTTTTTATCTGCCCTATCTTTGCTGATGCTTGCGGCGCTCGATCAAAAGCCTGATTCGTGCCATCAACAGCTTGCTTGACACGGTTGAGCTGCTGGATCGCATTTGCAGCGTCAACGTTGATGGCAACATTGGCTACAACAGACACGATCCAGCGCCCAATCTTGCAATCAGTCTACTTCCGCTTTGCTTTCCTAGCAGCTTCCTCTCTCTCCTCCGCTTCGACCTCAAACAGTAGTCCCCACAAGTACATCTCCTCGTAGGTCATCTTTTCGTACAGCTCAGCCAGCGTATAGCCAAGCTCTCTGGACAAGCGCATCATCAGCCGAAGCGTATAGTCGCGCTTGACCAGCGGCTTTAGTTTTTTGAGTCGTCCTCTTTGATGTCGTACTGATCGGTGATAACCGCCAGCATTAGTGTTTGCAGATCGGCGTCACGCACTTCATTTTTCAATTCAGCCAGTTCACCAGTGCGGAACATCGGCTGACCGTTTTCGTCCTTTGCTTTCTGGATCAGAAGCTGCAGCGCAAATGCAGTCGCCTCGTCGCTACCAGCGTTCTTCTGCGCCCGCTCGCGCTCTGCCATGGTAAGCGGCGTGCAGTAAAACTCAAACACGTCGCCGTCACTCAGCTCAACGCTTTTCTTGATAGGCGTCAAGTTGGCTGCCTTCTTCAGGCGATCAAGAGCACGCATGGGCTGAGCGGATGCCATAAAAACTAGAAGTTGCGCTCTACTTTAAGCATGAAAAAGCCCCTGGCGCAACCCAGGGGCTAGCAATCTCTCGTTTTAGGCTATCAGCTCTTGCTGAAATCGAAAGTGGGGGTGCCAGCAGGACGGAAGCTGATCTCTACAGACTGGGCATCGTCAGGGTTGACGGTCAGACTGGCGGAAGTCAGCACAGCTTCAAACTCAACACTGCGACTAAGTGTCGGGCTGACAGAGCCACCGCTAAGCACGCGGTCAACGTAGAGCTTGAACGATGCTCCAGCTTGCTGGCGTTGCAGCACGTCTTGGATCATGCGGTTAGACAGGTTGCTGTCATCGTCTGTTGTGTAGACGGTGCAGCTGCCCTCGCCATCCGCAAAGCCAGTGATGTAGCTACGAAAAGGAGCGTACTGACCGAGTGACTGACCGATGGTGGTTACATCAATCTCTTCACGGGTGATCTCAAACGACCACTCGCGCACTTCGCCCACTGCTGCATGGGTTGCGTATTCAACCTGGAAGGCGTTAGGGGTGACCGCGGTGCCGTCGTCGGTAATCGCAACGCTAGAACCGCCAGCCGTAGCGGATACCTTCAGTACGCCTGTTGAGGCGGTGTAAGTGATCACGTAATAGGTGGTTGCCGCGCTAATGCCGCCAGGCAGAGTGCCGGTGCCGGTGCCGCCGGTTTCAGTGTTGACGACGCTGAACACCACGGGATCACCGACCTTGAAGTTCAGGAAGGTGGCAACGGTGATCTCATCATCAGTGGCATCCACGGCGGCTTCGCCGAACGTGGCCTTGGTGCCAGCGGGTTTGTAGTAAAGGGCGCCGGACGTACCGGACAGAACAGTAGCCATTGTTGTGAACGGTAGGTGGCTGTCGCTAGTCTAAATAGGCTTCAAAAGTAACCGTAACTTGAGTCTGGTAGTAAGGCTCAGGCGATGCAGGCGTCACTTGCGCCGGCCCTGATGCTGCATCAAAGATGATGTTGGATAGGTTCAAGCGGTCAAACTTATCCTTCAGCCGCTCTGCAATGGTGAAGTTAGCGGCAGCGCCTTGCCCTTGTGGCGTAAAGACATTGACCACCAGCGTGCCCGTCTGGCGGTTGTAGCCAGTGCCAGTCGGTAGCAAAGTGGCGTAGTTGTTATCGCCAAAGCGGATGAACACCTGCACCCATGGCGTGTTGTTGGGTGGCGTGAAGGGGACGTTCTGATAGCTGACTGGATAGGCAGGCGCTAGGGCTAGCTCAGTCGCAATACGACCTTCAATGGCGGCGCGAACGTCGTTGTAGGTGCTGCTCATGATTCCCTCCCGATGCGGTCAGCGTTAACGCGCACAAAGCCTTGGATGTCTTTGGCGATGCCTTGCACCCAACCCGCCGGCGCTTGTTTGCTGCTGCCATTGGCAAGAGGCTCTGCATACGGCAGATTGTTGTGCACGCTGTACACGTTGCCTAGCTTTTCTTGCTGGTACCCGATGCGATCAATTTGCGGAATGCCGCTGTAGGTGCCCGCAGGTTTCTCACCGCCTGGCGCCGCATTCTCTCCTACCTGCCAGCTAACGCGAAACCGGCCAGTATCAACAGGGCTTGCTTGCTTGAGGCGGCTGTCGGTCTCTAGTACAGCAACGCGCAACAGCTTTTCAAACTGCTGCTCAGCGTAGTTGCCAATATCGCCGACCTTGATTTCGCGTGCCATTATGCCCTCAAAATCAGCTCATAGGTGATGGCGGTGTTGTCCTGTTCAATAGTCTGCACCTGAATCACTTGATGAGTGACGCCTGTGATAATCACGCGGTCAGCATTGGTTGGTGCGCTTACTAGATCAGCCGCAGCAATCAACAGCCGTTTGTCGCCGGCTTGAATCAGATCATTCACCTCACGGAGGCTTACGTCTTGCAGCACGCCGCGCACAGTGGTATCGGTTGTGTTTTCGGTGACGGTGCCAGAGGTTGCGTTGTAAATACCATTCTCAACGCGGCGGATGGTAGCCGTGCCGCCAAACTTTGCCATCAGCTTGCTGGCAACCTTGCGTAGCGGACTAGCTAATGCCATCAGGCAACCTGCACTGCTGTAAGGATAATGCCAGGGATAGATGGATGCGCCGGCCCTGATGGCGACGATGGCAGTGATTGGATACTAGCGGCTACGTCTGTGGTAGACCAGATCAATTCCAAGTAATCGCTAGCAGCAAGCTTTAGGACGTAATTCACGCAGCCAATGACGTGACCATCAACGCCGCCATGTCTAGAAATAATGCTGAATTTGCTATCTGACGCAGGTACATCACCACTGGCGCCGCTGTCATTCTTGCGTAGCCAGATGTTGATGTCGTGAATCGAGTTGCTTGTGTTCACAAACTGGACAGAGTAAGTGACGCTGTAAACGCCTGCCCTAGAAAAGGTGACTCGTGAGCCAGAGACAATGCTTATCCCACGGCTATCAGCATCCGTTGAATTAATGCCAATCGAATAGGCAGTGTTAGCAGCCGCTGCAATCTGCTGAGTCGTGTCATAAAACGACCCCCACAACATTTGGTTGCGGACTGTATCAAGACCACTTGTGAACGGATTGAGCTTAAAGGCCATTGCTCAGCTCCGAACAACGGTAAGCAGATTATTGTTGCCATCATAGGTCATTGTCAGCACTGCTACGGTTTTGCCGCTTGTACCGCCACGTTTGTACGTTGCAGTTAGCAAGTTATTTGCGCCGTCGTATGTATTGACAATGCAATCATGCGTAGGGATTTCGAGCCCATCGCGTGCTACCGCATCACCACCACCAGGAAGAACGTAAGCCATCAGAGCCTGTAAGCAACAACAGTGCCGCTGGTCAATGTGATGCTGGTAAACACGCCTTCAAGTTCGGTGCTTGCCTTAAACGGGATGGCGCTGAGTGCGTTGCCAGTCCAATCCATTGCAGCCAAGCTAGCGATCACCGTGTCTTCAAGGGCAACGATTTTGCCGAAGCGGCCGGTATGCGCTGCAGTGTCGTCGATATATTCGGCGCCGGGATACTTGTAACTCATGACCGCTTGATTGCAAAGTTGCCTGGTCCGCTAATTCTAAGCCCGGTCAAGTATCGCTCCATCAGCGGCGGCACCTTGTCAACACCAACAGCGCCGTAACCGAGGTTAGGAGTCACGTCAATGCTGCCAATCTTGACGTTCTTGTAGTCTTCCAACCCGCTTAGCCCAATGCCATCAGGGTTGTTGTTGAGATAAGTGGCCAGCACAACTTGCGCATACTGCACCTGCTGCGGAATCTCAGTGTCCGTGTAGTAGTCCGTCGTGAT